ACCGGATATCCAGCCAATCTGTCATATTGTGCTTTTAATTGACTTGCTAATCGTGTGTTGCCTTGTATTCCTGCCGCATCTGCATTGTGCATTAGGCCCATTTCAGTGTTTGTAGTTGTGCTGACATCATTACTAAACATACTGCCGCCAAGTTCACCTTCAGTACCCACGACACTGTTTTCACGATCCATTAGTGACTTTAGGTCGTCTTTTACACTATTAATACTTGCTACTAAACCATTAAGTTGGTTTTGTGTTAGCTGCCCACTTTTAATATTATCCCACTGACTGGTAATATCACCAAGTATACCGCCATTAAATAAATTTAAGTTGAATTCCTGTCCATTAAATCCAAGGCAACCTCCCACTTGATCCGGTACCATATTGCCAATGGCATTGATAATGTCTTTACCAGCACCTAGGAAACTGTCCATAGTTTGTTCAAGTATGTTTGGAATTGCTATTGGTGCAATTGGGGTAGCACAGAAATTAATCATGTTTGCTATCTGTGTTACTTCAGCCAGTGCGTTGTTAACACGGCCCAGTGTTTCTTCAATACCAGTGTGTGTCATAAACTTGTCAAATTCACTGTCAAGTTCGTTTAGGGCATCCAAAAGTTCCGCCTGTATACCTGGTACACCTAAAATTGCTTTAAGGTTTACGCTCAGGCATACTTGTATGTTTGGCAATTTAATACCACGTCCGGCCAACAAATTACATATGATTTCACGTAATGAAAAATCATATTCACTTTTTACAACAACTTTTGCATTGTCGCCTATTTGACCTTGGATGTCAGTATTTGTGTGATGTCGAGTATCTAAGTACTCGTTAACACTTGCTAAACCATTTGGAAAATCTGTTGACGCCATTGTTACCCTCCAATAAACACATTGTTACTACCAGATGTAGCACTTGGGTTACAATGACTTCCTCCTGGAATAGGGCATAAACTGTCTGCACCTGCACTGTTGCCCACAATAACAGTAAGTATGCCGCCAATATATACATTAGGATTAGCGGCATTTAAATTACCGCCTCCATGACTATTGGGGTTACCATCAACTGATGTTATTAAATTATTTGTATAAACACGTTCACAAGCGGCGTTTGTTTGCGCTCCGCATGCTCTTGCGTCTGTATCTCTATGAACTGCTGGCATAACTTTTTCCTATCTAATGGTATTTATCAGAAGATAAGTTTAGATCCCTCAGCACTAGTATCGATACCTGTGGTTGCTTGCATATATGCATCTTTAAATGGCTTGTGTGCTTTAGCTTGTGCTACAACTAAGTTTTCGTTAAACGAAATCTCTGGTGTGTCAGTCATAACATCTGCTGTTGCAAAATATGGAGCCATTGCTGGTCCTTTTTCTGTCATCACCATTGCAAGTGGTTTACGCATACGGATTTGACCGTTGTTGTGTTCTTGCCACACACCAATGATCTCTTCTCCGCTGGTAAGTTTAAGGGCAATAACATCGCCCTTTTTATTAATATCAATAATCATAAAGTATATCCTGTTCCGTTAAATCCTGTGGCCTCAATGTATGTTGTCAATTGATCATAACCACCTATTACCTTACCATCAATTATAATTTGAGGTACGGTCCTTGCATTTGGAGCAGCTTCTAAAAGTTGCTCACGTGTTGCATCTACACCAACTACCCACTCAGTGAAAGGTAATTTCATCTGAGTAAGTAATCTTTTTGCCTTGACACAGTAAGGACAATTTGGCTTACTGTATACGGTAATTTCGCTCATAAGCTCATCCCTTTAAAGGTATCTTCGCTAACGTCCTTGTTAACTCCACCAATTACATAACTACTAATTTCTGTTTCTTGTGGTGCTACTTGTACGTCTGCTCCACTGATCCATTTTTGTGTCCATGGTAGTGGACTTGCTTGTGGAGTTTTGTATGGGCTTGGCAATCCAACCGCTGTCATACGTTTGTTTGCAATCCATTCCACAAACTCACTCAGCAGTTGCTCGTTAAGACCAATCATGCTACCGTCTTTAAACAGATACTTTGCCCATGCTTTTTCTTGGTCAACAGCATCAACAAACATTTGTACCATTTCAGCTTCGCACTCTTTGGCAATTTTAATATAGTCTGGATCATCTTTTGGTAAGATTTTTAACAAATATTGTGTACTTGCCAAGTGCAAGTTTTCGTCACGACAGATTAGTTTAATAATCTTAGCATTGCCTTCCATCTTTTTAAGTTCAGCAAACGCCCAACTACATGCAAACGATACATAAAAGCGAACGCCCTCCAGAATGTTTACACTCATAATAGTTTTATACAATGCTTTCTTGAGTTCGTATTTGCTAACGACTCGTTCTTTTCCATTAACTGTGTGTTTGCCTACTCCTAGTAAATTATAGTAACCAGCTTGTTCAATCAGGTCATCATAATACTTTGAAATGTCATCAGCACAATCCACAATCTCTGGAATGTCCATAAGCTCATCAAAGATTTTAGTTGGGTCATTATAGATGTTACGAATAATGTGTGTATAACTGCGTGAGTGAATTGTTTCACTAAATGTCCATGTGATTACCCAGTTTTCCAATTCAGGAATACTTACAAGGCTACCAAATGCTTCAGCAGGCGCACGACCCTGTACACTATCCAATAGGATCTGACGCTTTAGGTTTGATGTAAAGATGTGACGTTCATGCTCATTTAAGTCTTTGAAGTCTTTTCCATCTTTATACACATCAACTTCTTCAGGACGCCAAAAGAATCCCAACTGCTTGTCAGTTAACTGATCAAACTTACGATACTTTAGCGTATCATAACGTTGTACTGCTACTCCGCCTTCTGGATCCAGAAAGGCTAATGCTTCCGTGTGGTTGCCTTCTTTTTTGCTGTTAAAAACACTCATTGTTCACTCTTCCCTATATTACACATGCGTCACAGTCGTCATCATCCATTTGACCCGGCGCTAGTTCATTGTCTTCTGCGTTGATGTCAAGCTCGCCTTGGCCATCGAATGTATTAAAGTAGTATAATTGCTTGCCGCCATATTTGTAGAACATAATAAGGTGCTGTAGCATAACACTCATTGGGATCTTTTCATCTTCAAAGAATGTTGGGTTGTAAGTAGTGTTAACGCTGATACCTTGATCGATATACTTTTGTAACACTGCCATAATTTTTAAGTAACCTTCTGGAGACTTTTGATCCCACAGTAGGTCATATTTGCTTTTTAGTTTGTGGATACCCGGCACAACTTGTTTTAATACGCCATGCTTGGATTGTTTAACACTTACAAAACTACGTGGCGGTTCAATGCCGTTTGTACTGTTTGAAATTTGCGCTGATGTCTCTGCCGGCATCAGTGCCATTAGTGTTGAATTACGGATACCCGTTTCTTTAAGTTGTTCACGCAATCCTGTCCAATCCATACGTTCAACGTGTGGAACCAATTCGTCAACATCTTTTTTGTATGTTTGGTTAGGGGTAATACCTTTGCCATACAATGTTTCTGGTGTGCCTGGGCATGCTCCACGTTCTGCCGCTAAATCTGCACTTGCTTTAATTAGGTAGTAACTCCATGCTTCTGCCCACTCATCCACAAGTTCTAGGTTAGGATTCTGATACGTTGTATCATTTTTAGCAAGCCAATATGCAAAGTTAATAATCCCAATGCCAATTGGTCGGCGCTTCATTGTGCTTAGTTCTGCGGCTAATACTGGATACTTTTGATAATCTAATAGTGCATCAAGTCCACGTACTGCCAGTTCACACGCACTCTTAAAGTCGTCAACGCCACGCATTACACCCCAATTTACAGCACTCAGTGTACAAAGACTAATTTCACCTTCTTCATCAAATTGATGGTTAAGTGGCTTAGTGGGTAGATCAATTTCACTACATAAATTACTCTGGTGTATTGGTGCAACCATTTTATCAAATGCACCATGATCATTTGCATGGTCAACATTCATTAAGTATACACGACCAGTGTTCTTGCGCTCTTCAATAAACTGACTAAACAAGTCAATTGCTTTTATACTCTTTTTACGTAATCGTGTATTGCGCTCTGCTGTTTCGTATAAACGTTTAAATTCGTCTTGATCTTGGAAAAATGCTTCGTATAAACCAGGAACATCGCTTGGGCTGAACAATGTAATGTCTCCGCCAGTAAGCAAACGCTCATACATAAGTTTATTAAATTGTACACCATAGTCTAAATGACGTACACGATTGTCTTCAGTGCCTTTGTTGTTTTTAAGCACCAACATATCTTCTACTTCCAAGTGCCAGATTGGATAATATAATGTTGCCGCTCCACCACGAACACCACCTTGGCTACATGATTTTACAGCCGCTTGGAACATTTTGTAGAAAGGTATAACGCCCGTGTGTGTTGCGTCTCCTTTGCGTATAGGGCTACCGATAGCTCTAATGCTACCTGCACCAATACCAATGCCTGCTTTTTGACTTACATACTTTACAACTGCACTTGACGTTGCATTAATACTATCTAAACTGTCGCCAGTTTCAATAAGCACACAACTACTAAATTGCCTTTGTGGTGTACGTACACCCGCCATTACTGGTGTGGGCAAACTAATCTCAAATGTACTCACAGCATCATAATAATCTTTAACCCAACGCATACGTGTTTCGTGCGGATAGTCGCTAAACAATGTAGCGGCAATCAACATGTATGCCATTTGTGGTGTTTCAAATATCTCACCACTGGCACGATTTTGTACCAAATACTTTCCACGAAACTGTTCCATGCCAACATACGCAATGCTGTTGTCACGTTCGTGCTTAATATAGTTGTTTAATTGATCCCACTCAGCTTCAGTATAGCTTGATCCTAATTCTGGATCATAAAAGCCACGCTCAGTGTTTACTTGGATCAAGCGACTGATGTGCCAAGGCTCATAATTATTGTATACCATTTTACGCAAGTGGTAATTTATAAGTCTACCTGCTACCCATTGATAGTTTGGCGTTTCTTCACTAATTAAATCAGCGGCACTTTTTATCAAAGTTTCTTGAATATCTTCACTAGTGATACCATTATAAAATTGTATGTGACTTTTAATTTCTACTTGGCTTGGACTTACGCCGCTGATGCCTTCACATGCATGGAACACTACTTTGTGTAGTTTGTCTATATCTAAATCTTCTCGATCGCCGTCTCTTTTAATTACTTGTATGTCGCTCATATTTCGCTTTCCTCTTATCTTATGCTGATAGATTGTGTTTTGTTACTTCAACTACGTCTGTACATAAAAAACTTTCTTGCACTTCAAGAGTATCTTTTACAGACGACCATTCAGCAACCTCAGTAAGGTTGTAGTTTAGTAACCAACGGCCATCAATCAATGCTGTCATATATATATCTGAATTTGCTTGATCATACACTCTTATTATACGATTTTCTATATTTTCGTCTATATAAAAAAGTGTGTATGCCATGCCAATTGCAGTACTAAATTTACAATAGTTGCCGCGGTGTAGCATTTCCCACACGCTTGGCCAAGTCTGAATTTCGTAAGGATCCAAACTAATATTACTCAGTGGAGCATATCTCCACCACTCACAAACATTACGACATGTGTTTAATAAGTCGTTAACGTCCAGTCCTTTTCTAAAGTCTCTCCAAGAGGCTAGCCGCTTCTGAGGAGATTCAAACCACATGGTTCTAAGCTGATTTACATTTTCCACAATTTGAATGTATAATAAAGGGTTGCTGTTGAGGTCTCGTTATTGGTGTATGTTAGTGAGAAATCACTACCATTAATGTTTCCAGCAAATGTTACATCTACGTTTGCTGTTAACGTGTTGTATTGATCATCAATATACACTGTTCCTGCACTGCTGTCAATCAATAATCTTAGTTGACCAATGCGATAGCCTGTGCCGCCTGACAGTTTAATACTGTAGTCGATAAAAGCTGTGTCGTAAATTGATGTATCAAAACCAAACCCAGTTGCAGTACCAGCACTTGCGCTAGCAGCTAACTGTAGGTTTCCTGGACGCACTGTATCGTTAACAGTGGCAAGTTCGCTATTGAACTTCATCGTAATTGTGCCAGCGGCTGGTGGAGAGCTAAAGGTAATAGTAGTGCCTGCAACTGTATAAGATGCCGCATTAATCAGTGTATTATCCAAATACAAAGCAGGATTTGTAATATTACTGCTTGTTAAAGGATAGTCAACACCTGTGGGTACTTGAAATACCGTCTGTGCCGCATTTCCTGTTCCAACTGTGTATTCTTCATTTCCTAAAAATAGTCGTTGTGTATCTGTTGCATAACCAAACTCGCCAGGGGCTAAGATTGGGAGGTCTGCAATATCACCTCGTCTAATTTGAATTTTACTGATTCTTGTATCTGCCATATTTTTTCTCCACTAAACATATTTATGCGTCTTAAAGATTATAAAATTGTTCTAATCTTTTTGCCCACAATGTTTCATAATGTTTGAACTCTTCGTCTGCTACTTCAAACAACTGCCACTCACAATCGCCACTACACATAAAAATTGCAATGTTTTGAATCTTTGAATCAAACATCTCGTTGTGTGCAATGCCGTATGCGGCGCCTTGTAGGAAATAATCTTCAATCCATTCACGCTTCTTGGGCTTGTTGGTTTGTTTAAAGTCCATGATAGTTGGTTTGCCTTTGTATATGCCAACCAAGTCAGTTGTACCAGCATACAAATTAGCGGCACACAAGTTTACTTCTGTACCCCATATTTCCTCAACATCATTTTCAATATTGTCCACAACAACTTGTGCCATTGCTTTGGCTTGTTGATGTACCATGTTGTTGCCAGGATTATAAGTTTCGTATTCTCCCAATGCCCAATGTTCTAATATATTGTGCATAACTGTTCCACGATTAGCGGCAGTGGTCGTAACACGCTGTGCTTCGTCCTTGCCCACACGTTTGCGCCAATTGGCTAATGCTTGTCGCTTTTCAGCTGGCTGTGTGGCACTTAGGATTGTTGTTACACTGGGTACAGGATCGCCATAGGGATTCTGATATAGACGTTTACCGTCTACTTCTGTACGCTTGAGTTCTTTATACGGGTATTTTTCATTTATTGTTAACATAGAACTATAATAACAGATAAATTATTGTGTGTCAATCACAAAGTACTATTAGTTACCAATAAAGTATCCACTTAAAGGTAGTTCCAGTAGTAGTGTTTGTTTGTTGTTGTATGTTGTATCCCAAGTTAGTAAAGTATAGTCTAACCTGTGTCATCTCATCATCACTCTTACGATTGGTAACTGCACCAGTATGTACACTGTTGTAAGTTACACTGGCAGGTGCGGTTGGAGTTATTGTGCTTGCACTTAGCCCCAGGTCTGCGTTTGCAGTTCCACTACCAATTGCTACACTCCAGCTAGCTTGTTGTGGGTGTGTATAAGATAAAACTAAGTTATTGCCAGCGTCTTTACTGGCCACTAGTCCTGTTACACCAGCATCATTAATGTCGGCTACTACTGCATTTAAATTAGTTCCACTTGTACCTAATGTGATTGTAACTCCAGCAATTATTAGTGTTGGTGTGCCTGTAATTGTTGGATTACTTTGTGTTCCAGTAATTGTACTTGTTGGTGTACTCTCTGTCATAGTAGTACCATCATCTACAGTTACACTATAGTCACCAGCATCACTGGCAACAATAACTTTGCGCATAATTGTGTTTACTTCATCAAATATATTTAATTGACTTCTAGCATGGCTACGGGCCTGTGTTTTGTTTAATTGATATGTCATAATCCTAGATCCTTTTTAGCCTGCTTTTGCGCATCTTTAGTAACTTTACTTTTTTCTCTTGTTCGTGTTTTTAAATCCGCGGCACGGGTCATATCTGCGCCGCGAATTTGAATTGTTTCGCTGTTAGCGTTAGCAACTATCGGCAAGCCGTTTAGTGTTGAGAAAAGGCTATTCTTGTTAATACTGAATCCTTGGTTTTGGAGATCGAGTATAAGTTGATCAGTATCAACTGTATTCAGCCCTTCCGCACCAATAGCTGTTAGAAGCGTTACTATCGCATCTTCTAACTCACCTTCATAATTACTTTCTACTAACTGCTTAAATCTCATATTACTTTGCTCTAAACTGTGCTAGTGCGCCTTCGAGATCAGCACGGCTAACTTCGCCATTTTCGTTTACTTTAGACTGTAATTCTTCCAACATTGTATCAAATACATCTGCTGATTCAGCTTTTAGTTCACGTCCTTCTGGCTCGCCATCTGCATCTGCAGAAGCATCGTCACCGCCAAATGCATCATCGTCTGGTGCATCTGCATCCATACCAGTCATGTCAACATCATCAACACCAATATCAGCGGCTGGCATTTCCATGTCAACTGCTGGTGCTTGACCTTGAGCACCCAAGATAGCATTTTCAACTGCTTCTTTTGTACTTTTAACTGTGTCTAATAATCCACCCAATGCTGTATCAGCTGCATTGTTGAATGCTTCCGCTTGTTCCATACCTAGTTCTGCTTTCATAGCGTCCACTAGTGGAATAAGGTCTTGCACTTGCATCTCTGCAACACGCTCTACCATTTTCTGTAGTTCGTCATTCATTTCTTGTGCGGCTAAAATAACCTTTGCACCTTCAACTGCTTCGTCATCCACAGCTTCACTAACATATTCTGTTAATTCACTTTGGATTGGTGCTGGTGTCCATAATTTAAGGCTTTCAGCAATCATATGTAACCTTGTGTACTCTGTTGAGTCCTCAGTTACTTTCATTTTATTTGTTGTGCTAGTAATAATGTCTGCAACTTTTGTTACATCCATTGCACTCATGTCAAGTTCGTAGCCATGGTTCTCTTTCAAGTACCTTTGCATTTTTTCGAATTTTGACTGTGTTGTTTCAAAATCTTGTAAAAACATTGTTCGATCTCCGTTTAGTTTACTGTATTTATAGAGTTTCTAGAATTTTCTCTTTAGTATTTTTTAATTTACCCAATACATTGCTGTACTTGGCTTCAAACACGTCAAGTCTTGAATAGTCTTCGTTAACATGTTTTAATTTTTGCTTATAATAATAAGCCTCCCGGACATAACTATCGTAGTTTGCATCCAGTGATTGTATATTATTACAATCAATAGTTCGTCTGTTAAACACTAATCTTTTTGTAATACTTAATGCACTTTCAAATAAACTTAAATCTTTATAAAGTACTTCGTCGTATTCTGTATCAACAATAGTGTAGTAATTCTTATTTAGGCCATCTATATCGACCTTTTCAACAACAATGTCATAATCACCCATACGCACACCAGTTTGTGTTCGGTGTGTATTGAGAGCCAAATATGTTTCATTACAACTGTCGCTTTCTGCGATCATTTGTTTGGCACCATTAGTGGTGGCGTTTTCCAAACGGCGTAATAAATCAGCCATTACTTCTGTATTGCTGTAGTCAAGTGTCATGATATTAACCTATTAGTATTTCTAGTATAAAATGTTTTTCCTTCCCTAACATGTAGGTTTAGGATGCCTTTTTTACACAGCGTTTTAGCCATGTATCGCTCACGTTCATTTAAATTATCTTTGTACACTTTGGCGTCAGTGTATTTGTCTAACCAAACACCTTCTTGTAGTGTAACAAAGGTTTCAATGCCGCCGCTGACTGTTACTGTTCTCATCTGATGCCTGCCTTCTTTTTTAAATCTGCAAGCTCTGCTTCACGGTCTGCAATTTCTGTATCAACGTCTGTGTTGTCGTCTTGTCCAATTTCGTCTGCGCCACCAGTTGCTGTTTTGTTTCCGCCTGCTACTGGTTTTGTCATTGATGTTGTTTTTGTTGTACCGCCAGTTTTTTGTGTTGTAGGTCTGGTTGTTGCAGCACTTTTCAGTCCACTACGTCCTGGCAAGCTGTATTCTTCCAAGCTCATATGTTTACTTATGATGTCGCGAATTGCTTCTTCATTTTGATCATCCAGTGCTGTGTCTAATTCCAACACATCACTAAGTCCAAGTTTATCAGTAAGTGTACGAGCTTCATCGTCACTTATATCCATTACTAACACATCTTTCAACATCGCTTTTATAGCTAAATGCATTTGGTGTCCGTATTCTTCCATACCTTCAAATATTTTCATCTCTTATTCAACTTTGCTACCATTCTACTGGCTGGGTTAAACTTCTTAGTTCTCTTTGCCTTACGTGCCATACGGGCACCTTTCATTGCTTTTGTTCGTTTTAGCGTAAAACGCTTTTTTAAATCTATTGGAGCATTACACTGTGTTGGGTTAGCAACAACTCTGCCTTTACGCTTACCAACTGTACAGCGATATTTACGTGTCAAGCTCTTTCCAGCTCGAGCCCATACTAGTTTTGCCTCTAATACTGTAGATACGCTTGTGTTTTCACATAATTCGGTTAAATGCATAGAAAAAAACTCCTTGCATATATTTATCTTTATGACAAATTACAAGGAGTTTTACAAAAACGCCATTAGGGCGACTACAATAGTTCCTAATAGTCCACTGATGACTGTACCAGCAGCCATAATAATTACTTTATTACTGCTTTGATGTTGCTTAATATTTTCTTCTCGCATTTCGGCGACGACAGTTGTTAGACGGTCAAGACCATCCCCTACACGATTAACTTTTTCTTCTAACACTCTATACCTCTCTTCGCAAAGATCGACATGAGCCTCTAGGTTTTCTCTTTCCAGTTGTGACATTTCTCTTCCTATTTTGTCTTCACTAACTCAGTCAGTGTTACAATAGTGTGAGTATTGTTTTGGCCTTTTGTTAACGGAGGCTAGTGACCGACTCCGTGGGGACATTTGAAAGTGTGCCTATTTGCTTGCCTAATGGGAATCAATCCCATACACCTATTTATAGGTATTGGAATGATAATTAAACTACTAGATATTGTATGATTATAGTTCGTCGTTACGAACAAAATACAGGTTCATATCATTTGATGTTGAGTCTGTATCAAATACATCAAGTGCAAATGTTGCAGTATCGTCTATACCAGTTGTAATTGAAACACCCTGACAATCCTGTACTAAATGATACAGTGGGTCTGCATTTTTAGCCCAGGCACCTTTGTACTCAGTTGCAAACTTAACAATCCATATTGTTTGGTTACCAGTGTGATTTGAACCAAAACTATAATCTGCCATTGCTTGTGTTGTGCGTTTTATTACACTACTAATAATTGGCTGAGTTCTTAAGCTCATTGTTTGTAATAATACATTTAAATTTTGTGCTTGATTGTATCCATCAACATTTGCGCTGTTGGGATCTGTTATTCCACTATCAGTAACATCGACTAGAGTGTATGCTGTAAAATATTCTATATCGCCTGTCAGGTGTTCTCCAGGTCTTCCAGTGCCATTCTTTTGTACGGGCATCTTGATCTCCTATATCTTTATACTAAACTTTTACCAATGCTTCGGCCTACTTGGAACCCTGCATAGCCAGCGGCGCCCATGGCGGCGGCTGTTGCAACAGTTTGCATAGATTTGCTTTTTGGTTTTTCTGCGTTGTGTGCATTGCGTATTTCCAGTTTCTTAGTACGTGCATAGTCTTGTAAGAATCCAAACAGCTCACTTCTACGTGCGTGTGTTCTATAAAACTGTAATAAACGTGTAACTACTAGAGCTCTTTGCGTTGCATTAATACGTGGCCAATCCTGTGCAAGTCTGCGTACACTGCGGTAACCACTGTTTGTGATCATAAACTTACGTTCAATCAGTTGTAGTGCTTGTCTTGCCAGTGATGGATTCACGTTGTTCATTTTCATTGAATTTAAAAATGTTCTAATTATTTGTTCTGGAAAATTAATACGCTGAAGTAATGCGTCATCTGCGCCGTCACCAGCCAGTGCGTCTGCATCTTTTCTTTGAATTAAATGTAATGCTACATATAAATCTGTACCACTTTGTCTGTACGCTTTGAATGTACCGTACATCATAGTCTTTTTTGCATACTTAACAGCAATTGGTGCCATGTCAAATTCATTATATAAAATATATAATGTAATCATATCTAAAAATGCATGATCCACAATTTCTCGTGCATTACTACGTTGTATTTGTTGACGTGTACGATACTGACGACTTTCATTAAGGTCTCTAACAAATCCAAATTTTGGTTCTTTGTTTTCACTCATTGTGTGGCCGCCTTCGATCTCTGCCCATTGTTTTGCTGTATACTTTTCCATACTAATATTTATCCGTTAGTTCTTTACCTTGTTTAAGTTAGCGGCACTGAAGCCACTGCGGTTAACAAGTTTAGCATCGCCATTGCCAATAACATAACCTTCTCCGCCACGCTGACCATCGGTGTAGGCCTCAACGTCTGCATCCTGATTGTCCAGTTGTTGGATAACGTCATTCTTTGTCTGCATAATAGCAGTAATTAAATCAAACATTCCTTTAAACGCCGCTGGGTCAGTCTCAATATGCTGACGTATACGGTCCTGTTTAACACCAGTTACTTTACTACCACTTAGCCAATCAATAAACTCTCCAGATAAATTATCTAAACTGCGTGTTTTGGTTTTGTGGTTGATGTAACTGTATAATATTTTACTAAAGTCACTAATTTTAAGTTGCTTTACCATTTCAGCATTGAGTAATTTATCAATACCATTGCCGTGTTTTTGTAACAATGACTCTGCTGTTGTGAAAATCTTTTGATCAATTTTTGGTGGTTNTTGTGCTGTAACAGGCGGCATTACCAGTAATGTACCTTCGTTTAATTCACTTGCATCAGCACGGCTCTTGTTGCCGTCCAAGTCCAGCTTCATGTGGATAACAACACCAGCAGTACTGCCAGCAATACGTTTACCAATATCACTATCAGCTTTAACACGATACACAACCATTTGTGGTTTAAACACAAAGTCGCCATCATCAACCTGTGGACGTGTGTAGTACAACAAGTCGCCCCACATAAATCCACGGAAGTTATCTGGTACTGCACTTTCAAAAACTGTAAATGCCTGTGCCATACTGGCCGCAAATGCTTTACGGCTGTCGTCTGGTGCTTCTTTACCACGATTAAGCAACATGTTTTGTAATGCTTGTGGTGTTTTTACTTTGCCGTCATAACCTTTGGCACCAAATCCACTTTTGTCAGTCATTATAAATTCGCCACGTTCGTCACGTCCAAAAATAACTGCTGGAGATCCGTCCCATTTAACTGTGATTGCTTTTGGGTTGCCTTGAATGTTTTCCAGTGTGTCTAGTGCTTGACGTGCGCCTGCACTACCACCCCATAATACTTTGTCTTCCAAATGATGAATACGAGCTTCAGCATTTTCCAATAAAGGCTTTTTATTTTCTGTTATTAGTTCACGAAATTTCATCTGGCACACCTATATCTTGTACTACTGGATTAGATTTAAAATCATCCAGTATTTGGTTAATCTGTTGACCTTTGTACGATTTTTTCAACGCACTTAGTAATGTTTCAAAACTATACAAGTCTTTACCATTTGTCAAGCCTAATTGTTTTGCAATACCATCCGGGTCTCTGATAGGCTGACTGATAGGTGTATCAATTTTTGCTTTAGTGTAACCATTGCCGTCTTTTCTCGGCTTTGGCTCTCGCTTAATACGAACTAAACCATCTGTTGGGCTCCAGATCCATCGTTCCTGAACTAGTGGACGTCCATCTTCTATTTTTTCATCTCCAACAACCACGTCAATCTTGCCCGCAATAGTGGCGATCATTATATTTCTAAATGTACCTTTGTACTTGCTGTCTTTTTCATGTGGTGCGTGATAATAAGTTTTCATCCAACCAGGGTCGCCCGGCATAAAGTCTACCTGTACATAACCTGTACGTGTAAGACCGTCTCGTGTTTTGTTTTCGTCGTATCCCACAATAGGAACACTTGTCATAAACACACTGCTTTTCTTTACTTCCTGTGTGCTTGGCGCCGCTTGTAATTTTTTAGCAAAGTCTGCCAACTCCTCAGGTTTCAAATTAATAGCAATATCAATATCGCCACTAAATTCTTTTTTACCCACACTGCCCAGTGTAAAGTCACGAAGATTTAACCCTAATTCTTTTTCTAATTTAATTAGAGTGGGTTCGATTTCGCTAATATGAATAGCACCAACACCGGCCATTGCGCCACCTTCGTGAAGGTCACGACCACGATAACGTGGTTTACGATGTGGGCCGCGATGTCTTTTCTTTAATGGGTTACTTCCCAGTATGTCTTTTACTTTCATTAGCTTTCCTGATACCTCGACGGAATTTCATTTCGTCCTGGGTCCGAATACTATTAATGAAACGCTTAACAAGATCCGCACTGGTGTCGGAGTCATAAGTCTCGTTAATTAATTTGATTAAATTACTAGCACTGGCAATAACGTTGTCCGCTGTATTTTCTACAATATAACGGCGATCACGCTGATCACTTATGCTGTTAATCTCATCAAGGATGCTTCTAGTACGTTTTTTCATAATACTCTGCCCTTTTGTTAATGGTATTTAGCTGAAATAGATAATTAGTATTGAAGGAGACAATAATGTCAAAAAGCGCAGAAGAGATTCGTTCTATCATTGATAGACTCCATGATTTAAAAGAAAATAACGATGGCATGGATAATGCACAGTTGAGTAAACTTATGATATTGGCCAACGATGGNTTAGTAGCAGAAGAAGATGTTCGATTTGTGCGATCGGCAATGAGAACTATGGACGCAGGACGGTTACCTTCCCCACAGCAACGTGATGTCTTAATGGGCATGTTGGGCACCCTCGCTGAATTAATTACCAGCGACATGAGCATGTACCAGAGAATAAGAACACAGATGCAAAAACAAGACCAACCGGAGGATAAGGAATAACTACTCAGCACGTTTAAGTATACTACGAAGTCTATCAGTATTATCCACAGCATTTTCAACAATGTTATTTGTTTGAGAAATGCCTATTGAATCACTACTGCTTCCGTTTTGACGTTTGAGCTTGTCGTAAATGGCACTTGTTCCGGCACTTTCTGCACTCTCCGCATCTTCATCCAAATCTGTTATTCGCAGTGTTTCAATATTAAAATCTAAATCAAGTTTACTGCCAACACCACTACTACTACGTGTTTTCATAAACTGTATCTGCGCCCTTCCACGTTCACGCATTGCCCTGCTTGTAAAGATACCAATAACATTATCTGCTGTATTAATCTTACTAATACCACCAGCAATGTGACTGTGATCAAATTCAACTTCATCAACACTGCCACGGTTCAACTGCGATGCTGTCACAAACAGTATGTTTAGCTCAATAGCTAAGTTACGTAACTCTTCACTTACATATTTGTCTTTAATAAACTGGTCACTTGGGTTAACTTTAACTGTAACTGGCATCATCAAGTCCAAATAATCAACCAACAGTGCATCAATTTTTACACCCATCTGAATTTGTACTTCTTTAACATACGCTTTGATGTCGTTAATAGTACTACCATTTGGCATTTGTATAGTCTGAATGAGTCCAGCTTTTTTGCCTTTCATTTTAACTTTAAGTGCCGCATCATCTGCATTACGCATAACGTCTCTGGTACTCATGCCTGTTACCATAGCATCAATACGCATGCCACACAGTTCTTCACTAAGTTCCAAACTGATGTACACTACATTTTTACCTGCTAAACTCCAGTTAAGTGCCATGTTCTGCATAAACAAACTTTTACCAGATCCACTACCACCTGCAAAGATGTTTAGTTCGCCTGGATTAAATCCACCATACAGTATTTGATCCATTGTTTTCCAACCAGTACTATTTTGTCCACGGTTGTCTTTGATGCGTTGTATACGTCCTGCAGGATCATCCCAATAGTTAGATCCCAGTTCTTTTGCAAGTCCAATACCAACTGCATCTTTAATCATCATTTCAACAGCACCAAACTCACCTTTTTCCAGTTTGTCTGTACTTGCTAAAATTGCCTTCTCTAATCCTTTGTGCTTACAAAACTTTTCAAACTCATCCAAGAACCAGTCTTGATGTGCTGATGTATTGTCTCGCAAGTCCTGTAACTCCACACTACCCTTGACTTTCATTTGTTCAAGTGTAGGCATGTCGCCATAGTTTTCCACATGCTCTTGCATAAAGCGAACAGCACTACGCAAACTGCGATCAAAATACTCTGAATCTATAATAGCATTACAGCGTACAAATAATTCTTTGTCTGCCTGTAAAAACTCTAGATACAGCTTTTGTAAATCTATTCCATAATCTTCTGCCATTAATTGACTTCACCTTTTAATTTTGCTTCAACGAACTCGCTCTGTGTGTACAATGCTGTGTCCAGTAATCTTTTTTCTACACCACGTATTGTTACCCATGTTTCGTATATTATATACGATTTCATCCAAATAAGCGAGCCAAAAGTTGAACGTTTTGGAAACCATGCAAACTCTTCTCGTAATGTTGTTCTGTCGGGCTCAACTACAAATGTTCTCAAATAATCTACCTCATGTAATGGCTCCCAGTGTCGGTCTGAATTTCCAAGCGTCCTACTATGCATCACTGATAATCATCAAAGTTATAATTGCCAAATTGGTCTGGCGAGTAATACGGATTGTTAAACATCGGGTCGTCTTCGCCAGTAACACTTGTAATTTCTGGAACAAAATGCATTAGTGTGCTTTCAACACCTTGCTTTAATGTTGCCATACTACTAGCACACCCACTGCAACTTCCGCTGAGTTGTGTACTTAAAACACCAGTTTCTAAGTCAAAGTCAAGTATGTTTACCTGCCCACCATGCTGTGCTACATTTGGTGTTACATATTCGTCCATAACTTCTGTAATCTGTGCTAAAATTTCTTCTTTAGTTCTCATAACTGCTCTCCTCGATTATATTTGTTTTGCAGATTATTTACAATAGTTTTTTCCCATTATTTCTGCTTTAGTAGGATTTCCTATACTGAAGTCTAAAATACTCTTGATTGTAAATAACTTACCATACTTTTGTACGGCATCATTGGCATCTTTGACATCTTCGTCCCAGGGCGGAAAGCTGACTTCCCATCCTCGTTTTATTGCTTGTCGTACAAGTTTCATACCAGCCTTGTCTGCATCTGGTAGTAATATATTTCTATTACCGCTAAGTTCTATAATTTTACTTTGCTCCATGCTCATGTTGTTGCTGCCAATAGCTACGCCATCAATAGCAACTGCGTCCAATTGTCCTTCTGTCACAATAGTTATCTTTTTGTCACGCTGGCGATCCAAACCAAACACAAAGTCCTTGGGTTGTTGTACATGATACTTGGGTGTTTCTTTATTGGGAACATCTCCGATCCAACGTGCAGTGTACCCAACTATATTTCCTTTGTAACGAAATGGAAGTATTACTCTATTACGAAAGTGACTAAATGTACTGTAATGCCAGTCAGTCCAGTTGTCAAGTCCACGTTCTACTAAAAATTCACATGCACCCACAAAACGCTGTACACTCTTTTCGTCCAGTTCATGTATTGGATAGTTCTTGACTGGATTGGAATCTTGTGGTAATTGTACAGTAGGCCAGTCTATTTTCACTGGTTGATCTTGTTTTACTGTTTGTATAAACAATTCTGCCGTGTCTCGCTCACGCATCAGTTCAATTTGTAAACGATGTATGTCTGATTCATCTGCCCCTAACACGCTGTATAAACGCTTCAGATGCCCGCTCAGTTGCTTGCCAGTACTCCAACCAGTTTTGTATCCACAATTAAAGCAGTTATATTGAAATTTATCTTCTTCAAAATAAAATCCACCACGTTTTTTAGTATCAGGTCTACCTTGTCCATTTGTAATGCACATAGGACAATTGCCACTGGTCCAGCCAGAACCAGTTGGCTTCCACGAAGCAGGTATCAGATTTTTAGTGAACTCAATTACGATATGCATATTACTATATTAACTTCTATATAGTAATTTGTCAATCGATCCTTTGATAATATTGAATTTAATTCTAATATACATAAAATTACCGTCAAATGTAAATGCTTCAGTAGACTGGGCATTTGTAGTATTGTTTACATTAATGGCACCAAAGATGTCAGACTGACCATGGGGATTAATTGCAAACCAATCATTATCAGTTGTTGGATTAGTTAATAGTGTGCCTTGCAGTTGGAATGAACCCTCAAATCCACTGTTCTGTATACTAATGGTGTTTAATCCATTACATGCACCAGTTCGCATTGCTGAACCAGTTAATGGGCTAGTGATATATGATTTACTGTTGAAGTTTGGTGTCCCGCCTGCGCTTAAACTGGTAATACCGCCACTTGCACTAACAGTGCCAATGGTAATTACGGCATCATGTGTTGGTGATTCGCCGCCCAGGAAAGTTCCCAATATTGTAATTGTTTCGCCCACACTGTAGCCTATACCGCCATTGGTGGCACTCACTGTATAATTGCCGTTTGTTTTAACTATCTCTAAACTGGCATTAACGCCACTGCCAGAGTATACAAATTTATCAGTGGTGTAATGAGTATTACCCATTGCACTACCACTTGCAAACAATGCACTGGTTAAACCAGAATAGGTTACAGATGCTGACAGTGCAACTTCTTCCTGATATATTAAATTGGATGCCATTATTTCTGAACTTGCACCCATATCCATTGGACCACAGTCATCAACCACTTCTGCTGTATAGCAATACCTGTAATTTTGGTCTGCATGCATGGCGTGAATCTGGTTGTTTGGATTAGTATAAGTAAGTAGTATATTGTAGAAGGCAGGATCAAAACTGGCAATGTCGCCAGGAGAGATATGCAATGTAACGACACCATTGTCGTAGTCTGCAATTTTTAAGTTTTTACTAACAAGGACCGTATTATCTTTATTTTTAGTTATTTGTGCTTTAATCGTTTTGTCATGCAATTGTACAGGACTTGCGTCAAGCTCTTTAATAAAAAATGTAATAGTAGTGTCCACACCTTTCAGAAGTTTAAAAGGTTTGTAACTACTGGGTTGGTTCCTAGTAGTTCCCGTTCGGGTTGTCAAAACGACATCACCACGTTGGGTGTTAATGTATCCGGTGCCTTGTGCCATATATAAATTCTCCAACACTATTTATTAAAAGATAAGTATTATTATGACAATAGAAAACCAATATCAAGAACTTTTACAACAGTTCCCATTTTTAACACTCGCCAGTTACGGTAATAATGAATACGTAGGTATTATGCAAAATATTGATAACAATGTTATCAGCATGTATATTTACGAACAAATTAAAGATCCAAAACTAAAAAGAACATTTCTCCAATTGGGAGAAGAGTGGTGGTGGGAAACTAATCGTAAAATTCCAATTAATATTATTATGGGCGGACGTTTTAAAGTATTTCGCGATTCATTAGTAACGTTTACAAATAAAGACTTTGAAGTCCTACACGGACCAACTATTTGTTTACGTGACATCATGCAAAAGCGAGTTAAACGTAAAAATGTTCAATTAGTCCGAAAAGTTAACTAATAATATTTTCAATTACTCTTAATTCATCATGTATGTGGCGTTCTACATACAGCATTAATAGTGCTGGACGTTTTTCCACGCCGTGATTGGGTGTTGCACTGTGTAAAACTCTGGGATGCCATATCAGCATTTCTCCGTAGTTTACATGTGTTGCCTGACAATTTTGTGTAAAGTACTCATCGTGCTTTCCATTGTAACAGTCTTTGATATTCCATTTAGTATTATGACTGCCAGACACAAATGCTGTACCGCCAGTGCGTGGTCCAAAGTTTTCAGTCAGCGGTAACAAGCACTGTACACCCAAGAACTGATCTTCATCAGCAAAACTTTCATGTCTATAAGGTGTGTCAATATGCGGTCGCACTGTCTGATAGTTTGGATAAGTTGTCACAACATCGCTGTGATACAACACTGGATCATCCAACAGTAGTGCTATCTGTGGCATATAAAATTTATTACATGCATTTACTACTTGTGTTTCGCTTAGTTCCTGACTCCAGGTATTAGCCCATTGTATTTTACGCTTGGGAGGTTTACTGTAATAGTTGCCGTGTACATCATGCCCACGATCAATTCTTATCTGACTGGATTGTAAAAATCCACGATGTGCATCTATTGTACTGCGTGGTATATTTTCTCTTATTTTGCAGAAGCCATGATGCCAAAACTCTTCTATATTGAAACTCATGTTAGTGTGTCTACCAACTGATTCATTTGTACAACCACAACATGTGCATAGGCAACAGCGTGACTCTTTTTAAAGTAATAAGTTCCGTCTGTGGGCGGTATCCACACTTGCTTCATAATAGTATCCCAATCACTGTCAACCAAATGTCGCTTTGCAGGACGTATAATAGCCAACACTGCGGCCAGTTGTGTGATGTTTGTGGGCTTTAGTTTACGTAAAATATCGCCGTGTCCTTTGACATGGAACAGCATATCAATAAACTCATCATGTGCGAGTAAATCCCACTGCGGTTCTATTTCCATAAGTTCATCCAGTTGTTCTGGTGTCTTGATGTTTTTGTATAAACTTAGGTTAAGTATATCAAGTTTAAAAAAGCCGCGATCTTCTGCTTCCTTGTGATCAATTGTAGCCATGCCAGTAAATGGCTCACTGGGCATCTTGTGAAAGTATACACCAGTGTTGTGTTTAACAGTTTTATTATCACGTTTGATTACTGCTACTGTATGTGGGAATAATTCCAGTACACGATTTCTGTCTGCTGTATCAATGTCAATGTCTGTTGCTGGTATCATCCAATTATCTCTCTTATAAAATTAACTTCCTGTGGAAATAGTTTTGTCTTGCGTACCCAAAAATTAGGATCCAGTGTATCTGCCACTTGCTTGAGCATGTCATTGGGAATAGTATCCAGCCATTTTTGTGCTTTGTCACTGCTATAAATTATCCAGGGCGATATCTTTCCGTTGCCAATGTGTATTACAATACTGTGTGGAGTAGCCTTATCAAAATAGTCACTCCAATGATGCCCACTTGTTTTACTCCAGGCTTCAGCATGTATTACAAAACGCTCTAATGCTCTGTCAGCAGTTTCACTTTTACTACTGTCAGCCAAGTAACGATTGTAAACACTGTCCTTGCACCAAGTATCCAATTTAGTTTTGTTTGTGGTTAGCCAGCGTATGTATGATTCTGGATTAACTGCACGGATATCAAGTATGTATCTGCCAAACTTCACAAACGCACTGTAGTATTGACTGCCAGCAAAATCATCATATGACTTGTCTTTCTTACTGCCCATTGCCAATTTATACCAGTAGTTGTAGGCATTGTATCCTGCTACAACGTGCTTTTCGCTACGATTAAGAGCTCGTCGCTTGCGTTCGCACATGTGTACAGCAAGACTACTCTCACGTTTAAAACTTCTTTTGCAATATTCACAACTGTACATTATTTAAATAATGCCTTTATATCCTTGTCTGTCATGCCTGCTGACTCTGCCAGACTTTTAAGTTCAGCTTTAGGACTTTCCAATAATATATCCAACTCGTCATCATTGATGCCTGGATACAGTGTTAGTAACCATTCAGCCACTTTGTTTTTCTTTTGTCTCTTGCCGGGTGCTATCCACGGATGATATTGACTTTTACCAATACCAACAACTTGCATTAAGCGATGCTGTAGTTGTACATGATGCCGCAATGTATTAAACTGTACATTAACTAGTTCATTAGTCATTGTTAAATAATGATCACGGATTGCATCATGGTTTGTATCACATGCACTGGTATATCGCATCAATAACCAAGGACTAATCTTCTTTTGTTCTTCTTCAGTTAGTGTATCCCACCAACCGACGTCACGCTGATCAATCGCTCGCATCTCTTCTTTAATTGTTAGTTTATTACTCATTACCAAAATCCCAGTGTTCTACCATTACCTGCTATGATAGCACAACATGTTACAACATGCAAGATAATCCAGAACGTCCTAAAAATTAATGCACGTTTTACATCTGTTTGTGAAATAGGCAAAAACTCAGGCTTGTCTTCATCAGTAACACCAATCGGCATACCAACAGTTCTAGCCCATGTTTTTAACCAACGTCTTTGACCACTCATACTATTACCACAAATAATATGTGTCTAGTATATCAGGAACCTTACTGGTTTCTTTGACAAAAAAGGCACAGTTGCTGCCTTCTTCATCTCCCAGTGGCACTGCTAAAAAGTGTCCAAACTTTAATTTTGGAAAATGCCATTTAACTTCCTGAAATACATTTGTAATTTCCACATTCTGAAACTTGGGTAAAAACCCTGAGATTGGATTAAATGTAAATGCATGGAAGCCTCGATCATTTAAACTTGTAATGGGTACTACTTCAGGTTCACCAACATCTGGCTCACAAATAATTAAACTCCAATCCAATGGCATCTTAACCATGTGATTGCCTATGCGCAATACTGCCGCAGGTGCATTAAATATTTCAAGAAAAACAAGCGGCACAAAGAAATAATCTGCATCGTTTTTATTACTATAATCTAATACGCCGTAACGCACATCTTCTATTTCTTCTGGTACAAAGTCTAATTCGTACGGCTTATTTTCTACTGTTAATATTTTCATTTTCTATATTTTACCTTATCTATAGTAAAGGGATAGTTAGCATCTTTATAAAACTTTTTGCGCTCACGTAAATGGCGCTTGCTAAACTTAGCTGTACTGGTTATATCCCAAATTTGAACACTGTCTTTATCTTTTGCTCTACGTATGCCACGGCCAATAGACTGGATAACACGCACAAAAGACTTACCAGGCTCAACAAGAACAAGATTAAAGATGCGAGGAATGTTAATGCCAACAGCGGCCACACCATAAGTAGCAATAATAATTTTGTTGTTTGCCTCACTAACCTCATCATATTCATCTTTGCGATCCTTACTTTTCATACTGCCACTAATAAACACCGACTCTTCTGGAAGTCGCTCAATCAATCCTTCGCCAGCCTTAATCCTGTCAACCAATACTAGTGTATTACCTTCAAGACTTAAACTCTTGACTAATCCAGCCATATAATCCAGGCGTTGTTTATCTGTGGTTAAGTATGTTAATTCTTCCTGATAGTTGCTGTATTCAGCAGTATCCTGAAGTTGAAGAACGTTCACATCACACTGTGCTAGAACGCCCATGTCTTGTAACTCACTGGCCGCAAGTTTATTTACCACTTGCCCCAGACTAATTGTAAGTCCAATCTTGTCTGAGTCTTCTTTTGGTATTGTACCAGTAAGACCCCAACGTATTGGAACATTAGCAAATACTCCTGTGAGTAACTTTTTAAGCACATCAGCTTTGGCTTGATGTACCTCATCTACAATAACACACTGTACATCAGCCGCAAAGTCCACAACACTTACATCGCTGTCTCCGTTACGAAAACGCTTTTCCATGCTGTTTAAACTCTGCCATGTACAAATGGTATGTGTTTTGCCAAATTCTTTTCTATCCCCAAAGTATACACCCACATCCAATCCCAAGTTGATGTAGTCTACTTCTGTTTGTAACACCAAGTCTTTGTTGGGTACAATTACAATACTACGACCATATGGTTCTATTAGGTTGCTGAGTGCGGCTGTAATTAATGTCTTGCCTGCACCAGTTGCAATCTCTTGTAAGCACTGTGGGTTACTGAGAAACTGATTTATAATCTCAACCTGATAGTCACGCAATACAACTGGCTCGCCTGCAACTGGATGTTTTTCAGGCCACCGTTTATCACTAAAATGTTTTTCTGTAATTTGTGGGAAATCTAATTTAATTTCTGTTCTGCGGTCATCAATATCTACTTCATAACCGTCAGCAATTAATACTGGCAATATGTCTTCCAATAGATTTGTATATGTAGACCCACCAATGTTAAAGTAATTAACCTTACCATCCCAACGTCCTAGTTTGTATGCCGGCACATGATATGCATACGGCAACATAAAACTGAACTTGTTGACCAGTTTCTTGCGAGTATCCAGATCGAGACCTTCGATCTTACAATTTACTTCATCTTTTAAAATAATCTTTGCCATAATAATACTATACAGATTTTACCTATTGTTGTCAAGAAGATAAGGGTGGGGGGACCTTTCGATCCCCCCGTTTTAATTAGCTAGCTGGAGTGAGAGTGATATAGACAGAGGAGAAGCTAACCAATTAAACTCTCCGCATGCATGTTGACTCTGAGTATGTTTTCCACTTTACAGGATTCATCTTTCGTAAATCTGCAATTTTGGTAACCATACGTAAGCTCAATTCACGCAGTCGGTTACGGTTAATGTAAACATATTCCAGCAACTCTGCTTGCTCGGCTTTGTTGAAGCCATACTCATCAAGCATGCCATCTCCAACAATTTGTTTACACCGTAAAAACTTTTCACGCATTGTATCCATTGTCAAGTCCAAGTAGTGGCAACGTGACATGATCGCACCCAGGTGGTCTGCAATCTTACCGCGAGCTTTTTCAAACTTGAGGTTTGTAATAAACACAACGCTTCCTTTAAATTCAAATGTGTCTGGAATGCCTTCTCGGCGTAACAATGCACTGTCTGCCAACCAACTTAGTTTACGCTTCTTGCCACTGTCTAATGCGGCTTTAAGCAAATTCAAACTAGTTTCGTCATACAATACAGTATCACAGTCATCCAGCACAAGTACTGAACCTTTGTCTGCATATTCATACAATGTTTTGTACAAACCAATAGCAGAGCTGGCGCCTTTAACAACGCCGTAACGTTCTGGTGCATTAGTTAGTTTTGTAGCAACCTTTGCTGAATCCAGCACTTGCTCTACTCCAAAACTTTTACCTACACCTGGAGGGCCTGTTACAACCATTCCACGAACAACTCCATCAATAGCGGCCTCTGTCATGTCTTCCAAAATTTGGAACCGCTCACGTAGTCGTTCAATTACTTGTTCGTCAGTTTCTTCTGGCTTGACGTCTGACGTCGGTGTGCCTACTGACGCATTATCGTCAACATCCTCAAAACTGTTTGCACTTTCCACTTTAATGCGGATCCTACGATCTGGCATTCCTGGAATATCTTTACCACACACTGTGATAAATCCACCGTTACGGCCTATCTTAAAAGGCTTTTCAAGTTTAAAAACAGTATCTTTGATTGTTGCTCCGGCATATACTCCGGTTAAAACACGTACTTTTTGCATTGGTTCTCACTCCTTTTGCATTAACTTATATATACATGATAACATCTAGTGTNGTTATTGTCAAGCACTTTCTTGAATTTTTACACGATTAATTACAGTTTCTTTGCATTTACTGAATTTACTAATNCTTTGCTCTTTAACAAATCCAGTAACGTCCATAGTTTTACCAACAAGGATACTACTGATGTCTGGGTCTTTGCTCCAAAAGAACTTAACTAAGTTTACGTCACCTTCTACACCAGTTACCAAATGAATGTTATATTTGGCAATAAATTTAATATCCTGAATTAGTAGGTTAAACTTAAATCGTTTGCCAACACTGCCAACATACTCACTGGTGTGACGTTTTTCATCGTAAAATTCTTCCATTTCGTCACGTTGTTTCTGGATGCGTAAACTGTTGGGCAGACTTGCAATTACACTAATGCCATAGTTGTCTACTTCTGTATAGTTAAGTAATTGGCCCACAGTGTCTTCAAACCCATTAACACTGCCTGTGAGCTTCTTCATCACAATAACACTGTCAAAGTATTCTTTGAGCTCAGAAGCTTCGTCACGATGTTTTTGGGTTATCTCAATGACAGGTGCGTCTGGATTCTCCTGGAGGATCATCTTGATGGCAGACTTATTATCATATACATTGGTATTATTTTTATAATCATGATAACCATATCCACTTTTGATGAAGCCTTGAAGTTCATCAACTGCAATAGCAAGTGTCATTACTTTAAAGATGTCATATTTCTTTTTCATTGTTCTGCCTTTTGCCCTGTTTACCTGTGTAGTATACGAAATTTAATCTACAATGTCAACAACATTTTTGTTTTCTTTGCCACTTTGATACTGAGCTTTTAACCAAAACTTATGGTTATCAAAGTACTCCTGAATTGTGCATGGTTCTTGTTTATAGGCTGATCGTTCATTCATTGCAGCCTGATACATGTTATTCACAAATAGTCTAAAGTTGCTTTCATCTGGCATACGTGTCTCCTATATGTTTGAAAGATTGGCAGGAGCCTTGAAGCCCATGCATTGTAATTGGGTAATGGCATTGAATAGTTTAACGGTTTCACGTTTTACTTCAATACGTGTTCGCTCACCTTCTTTTTTCATTACCTTTGATGTTAAGCTCAAATTGATAAACGCAAAGACATCATTGGCTTGCTGCGGTGTCATCTCCGTCATATCAATTAGTCGTTGGCGTGGAGTAGCCGTGCCACGAATATAATTTAAATCTGAAATAACAGTTCTAAGTTCTACACTCATTTCTAACTCCTTTCTTATTTAATATACCACTAGTATACAGTAAGACGTCTTGGTTGTCAAGCCTTATTTTAATTTATTTTATTAAAATAAACTTTCGTATGCATTTGCATTAACCCATTCACGGGTTTCATCTGACATATTAAGTTCTTCCAGTTGTTGATCAGTTAATTCAATACCTTTGAACGATGCTGACTCAACATACGCATCACAAAAGTCTGGATAGTCTTTCATATCTACATCACCAATCATAATGTCATCCAATTGGTTGATATCAAATTTAATTTTTGTCATTTTATACTCCTGTATAGTTATAAGGTTTATTCCATTTACCAACATTGATGTCAGTATAGTGTGAACGACTAAAGTAATCAGTCATTGCATCATCATCGTTAAAGTACTTTGGGCCTTTCATTGCCGCTAGTAGTTCGTTAAAAAACTCACGCTTTTTACCTGCATAGTGACGGTCGATATGATATTCATTAACTTGAATATAACCATCACCATGTGTAAAACTATCGCTAAAGTCAATTGCGCCTTCTTTGATATTAACGCAAAGTGTTGAATGGTTACGAACAGCGATACTGGCTTTCATTTTGTACTTTTTAAGCACTGCTTTGATGCCTGGTGCTAATTCTGCTTTGTCTTTTTGTGAAACATATGCCATTTGCTAACTCCTGTTTTTTAACTTATACCATTAATATACAGTAAGACGTCTTGGTTGTCAACAAAAAACAGAAAAAAAAGGCAAGAATAAATCCTGCCTTTTCAAGTACTTGTAATTTTTATTGGTTTTTTTATGATTTTTTAATCATACGATAAGTAAATTGTGTAACAGAATGGATGTTCGCAGACGATATTTTTAACGACTTTGCAACACGTTCTGTGTTAGCTATATACAACAAGGCCTGATCACACCTTCTGTTACACTATAAACTCACATCTTCAAGTCCAGCCGCACGTAACTTCACAATGTTATTGATCTGAAACTGCTTGGCGTCTAATGCTTTTGATAGTCCTATATACTTGTTACGCAACAGGGCAAACTCATTAATAAGATGCTGTTGATTCACGACATCTGGATCACCATCAACATACTTTTCCGCATCACGGCTAGTAAGTTGTCTGTTATAATGCTCCAGAAACTTCCTGAATTTCTCACTACGCATTCTACGTAGTTCTATGTTTAAGAACTCTAAAATACTTTCGATTTCTTGTAATTGTCCAAAACGTTGTTCAACTACTCCAGGCATATCGCGGCTATGTTTTTCAACACTGCCACGAAGTCCTGTTTGAACCCTAGCTTCAGTAAGCTCTTTTTCATAGTAGTCAATCGCATAAACTATTTGATTGATATCTTTTCGTATCTTTGATAACCAGTTCACTGTCTAATTACCACTCAGATTCTTCTTCATATTCTTCTAATTCATCATCAACATCATATTCCTTAAGGGCACGATCTAGAATGCTACAAACTCCATGAAGTTCGTTTGCATGTTCTTCTAGATCGCACAAAGCACTTTCTTGTACCGCACTTAAAAAATGCTGGGCCGCTGTGCTTCTATCCTTAACTGGAACATATGCTTTGATGCTGTCCCACAATTCTGCAAGACTTACTGCGTCATTACTTGATAGTTTCATTATTATTCCTCAATAGTGGATAAATTTTCATCAAGGCTATTTAGTTCTTCTTCGGAATCTTCGTCCACGGGTTGTTCAGTTAACTGATCAACAGCAATGTCATCCCATTCTCTCATAATAAGGTCTAATGCGCCATCTTTATTAGCATTCCAAGGCTTACGGAACATTTTAATTACTTCACCAGTTACGTGGCTAGTGTATTCCAAACTGTTACCGCTCTTCTTTAGAATATCTTTGGCTTCAAAGAACTCTACAAGTCCACTGTATGGGCTCATACCTGTTTCATATGGAATCTCCACTTGTACACTTTCAAACGGTTTAGCATAACGTGTTTTCATTACTTTACACGCCGCTCTAATACCATGTACTTGTGAAGTCTTGTTGCCGTCTGCGTCTGTTTTTAGTTTAAGTTTACGCATAGCAACCACAATACTACTTGCGTAGATAAAGCCTTGTCCACCACTAATCTTATCATCTGGATCAAACATATCCTGCGATGCGTATGTGTGGTTGGTTGCCATTAGTCCTACGTTGTATTCGCCCAACATATTAACAGTGTTACGAACCAGTGATGTTAGTGCTTTAGGCTTACGGCCCAAGTCACCCTTCATATCACCTGCTTCAAACTGTTTAACATCAGTTGGTGTCAACATCATACCCAATGAGTCAATCACAAACAATACTTTAGGACGTTCGTCCTTTTCCTTGTCTGCCCATTCCTTTTTATAGTCTGTCATGAAATCACTCATAACTTTGGCTACATCGTCAATCATTGCTAAGTTAAGTTTTAACAATTTTTCAGGACTGGTGTCTACATCTAGTGCATGCAACCAAGTCTCGTCTAGTGCGTTTTCAGTATCAATCAGTACAACAAAAATATCTTGAAGTTGTGCTTGTTTAACAATATTACCAGCCGCAATGTATGACTTACCTGCGCCTGATTCACCAGCCAATACTGATACTTTACCTAGTGGAATACCCTTTTCAAAGTCTCCACTGATTAGTTTGTTTAAGGTATAGTTACCTGTTGAGATCCATGTATCTGGATCATTAAACCCGACACTTAGTCCGGGTACCGCTTTAGTAATACTTTTACGGAATTTGCTTACGTCAAATGGTCTTGCCATAGTAATCTCCTATAGAATATAAACAGTGGGGGAATTGATCCCCCACTATAATGTCAGCTTATGTTTTAGTTTTTGCGAGCTCTAATTGCGGCAAGAATATCTGCTGCACTAGATTGGCTAGCATCAGCCGCTGGAGCTGCTGGTGCTGGTGCTGACTCTGCAACTGCCTGTGGCGCCGGTGCCGGTGCAGGTGCTGTTTCTGCTACAGGAGCAGGTGTTGCTGTTGCTGGTGCGCTTGGAATGTTATCCAAGTTTACACCTGCTGGACGATAAAATTGTCCAAAGCGAGCTGGATCATACAACTGGCCATCTACACTAGCTTCGAACATTTCAAAGATAGCATTAACGCCTTCTGCTGTAGGTTTCTTTGGCATATAATCATCCAGATTATGCAACCCATTTGATGCAATTGCATTTCGCTCATCTTCTGTCAAGCCACGCTCTCTACGAGCCCAGTTTGATGTTGAGTAATCTGCATACTGACCTTTTTGCGTTTTTGCAAGTTTAAAGTCAGTACCTTGCTCAAAGTCTGTTGGAATTTCTGGAAAGTCCGGATCCATTAACGCTTGTTTGATAATATTAAAAATACTTGGATTAATAATAAATCTGCGAATTGGATTTTCAGGAACACTGTCTTCCTGTAGTGGACTGTCAACTACAAATCCTTGAAACAAGTAACTACGCTTTTTCCAATACTTACGTGCCATATCTTCCATGCTTGGATCTTTGAACCAAGGACGAATTTCAGCATGTACTGGGCAAGTTTCACCCCACATTTCCATACATGGAACCGTTACTGTTACGGGTTTGTGTTCATCTCCACCAGCAACGCCACTGAATGGAATACGGATCATTTGACGTTCACGCCAAAAGTAAGTATTCGTGTCATCACCATCTGGGAGGAATCTCATTGTTGCTGATTGACCTTCTGGAATATTCCAAAACGCANAAATTGCGTTGTCACCACCATATGAGTTACTGCGGGTATTTCCGCCTTTTTCTTGTTCGAGCAGTTTTGCTCTGATTTCTGCTAAAGATGCCATAATTATTCTCCTATATTAGCCTTTATTAGTAACTAGGTATAATACCTAATTTTGTGTTGCCACTTACGTGACGTTTGCCTAAGTTTTGTATAATACACTTATACTTTGAGCATACGTATACTATACTATATTTAATGTGTAAAGTCAAGCACTTATAATAAAAAATCTTCTGGATTATATTTGTTGAATGATTCTTCAATTTGCTTGTACACATTTTCGGTTGCATCTTCTGATGCCTCCTTAGGATTCTTAATACTAACATTACCTTTAATGTAAGTCAATACTTTATTTGCTAAATTTTGCTGTTTTGGATCCATGTCGTGCATGTCCATTCCAAGTTGCATTAGCATATTACTAAGCTCGTCATCCTTTA